CTTGGTAAGAAGGCCAAGACTTCCAAGGGCAGTCCCTACAAGGTCAACGAGGATGGCTCGTACACCTTCACGTTCAAGTCGAAGAAGCAACCGAAGGTCATGGATTCCAAGGGCAACCGTATCTACGAAGAGATTCGTATCGGTGGTGGCTCGACCATTCAGGTCAAAGGATCCTTTGATACCTATGAAGGCTTCGGCGGTGGCGTCTGTGCATACCTGAACGAAGTCCGTCTGGTCAAGTTGGTCGAGTCGAGTGCTGACTGGGGCACGGATGACGAAGACGATGATGGCTACGTTGCGGAACCGTCGAGTAACCGTAAGGCTCCCAAGGCCGAAGAGCGGGACGAGGAAGAAGAAGAAGCTGACGAAGACGTGAACTTCTGATGAAGCGCTCATGGGTCACTAAGAAGAACCATGGGCTTAAGGTGAAGCAAAAGCTGCGTAGTGGTCTTGAAGAGAAGATTGCTGCGCAGTTGGATGAAGCGGGTATGGCATACGAGTATGAAACTCAGAAACTTGAGTACGTAATCCCGCACTCCTACAAACCTGATTTCATTTTAAGCAATGGGATCATTGTGGAGGGAAAAGGACTTTTCGATTCTGCAGACCGCACCAAGCATCTGGCAGTGAAAGCCGCCCATCCCGAGAAGGACATCCGCTTCGTATTCTCCCGTAGTTCAAGCCCCTTATACAAGGGATCAAAGTCTACCTATGCCTCATGGTGTGAACGCCACGGATTCCTTTATTCCGACAAGGTTGTTCCTGAGGCTTGGTTAAAAGAGAGAAAGACATGACACAGACTCAAGTTCTGCTTAAGCACCTCCGCAAGGCAGGCAGTATCACCCAACGGGAAGCGATTATGGATCACTCGATTCAGTCCCTTACTCGACGCGTTACGGACCTTCGCCTCGCTGGCTACAACATCACTGGTGATTGGAAAGAACACCCGGTAACTGGTCAGCGTTACATGCGTTACACCTTGGGTACCCCGGAGATCCTCTGATGATCGTCAAAGTCAAGCACACGAAGAACGGCAACGTGAAGATCACGATGAGCCTTGAGCAGGCGGCGATCCTTCGCTCTTTGCTTCTCGAGGCAGGGTACCGAACCACCGTTAAGGGTCGCGTTGGGATGGAGAAGGAGGTCATCAATCACCTCGAGGACCGTATGGAACTCGCCGGTATCCATTACTAAGCACACACAAGAGAGAGATATGAAAGTAGCTGACATTGAGGTCAAGCTTTTGGATTCCATGGGCACGGACCTTAGTGTCGCTAACGTGGCCCGGGTTTCCTTCGACAAGCAACACGATGAGTTGACCGATGGTGACGTGAAGCTCATCAACTACCTTGCGACCCATGACCACTGGTCACCCTTCGCCCACTGCTTTGCATCCTTCCGGATCAAGGCACCGCTGTTCGTGGCTAGGCAACTCGTTAAACATCAGGTTGGCCTTAGTTGGAATGAGGTGAGCCGTAGATACGTGGACAGTGAGCCTGAGTTCTATATGCCCAAGGAACTCCGAGGACGCGCTGAGAACGTGAAGCAAGGTAGCGGAGAAGCCTTAGGCTACCAGGGACATCTGAACTGGATCAGGTGTAATTCAAACGCTGCATTGGAGGCCTACAAGGACCTTCTCGGTAACGGCGTAGCCCCTGAGCAAGCCCGTATGGTCCTCCCGCTGAACACTCACACTGAGTGGGTGTGGTCGGGTTCCCTCATGGCCTTCGCTCGTGTCTGTCGTCAACGTCTCGATCCCCATGCTCAGTACGAGTGCCGTCTGGTTGCTGAACAACTGGATGAACGGCTTCGTTGGGCTTTCCCTGAATCAATGGCTGCACTTCTGGATAACTAAGGCTTTAACTAGTATGCGCAAAGCAAAACTGACAGTGGACTTCAGTGTCGATGGTCCCGCGTGGGCCTTAGGGGAAACCGTGGAGGTCCTTGGGTACATCGAGGGTCTCCTTGGGACCTTCTACGACGTTAAGGCTTCCGATGGGACCCTTGGCTACGTGTATCCCCGTGAAATCGAAATGATCGAGACGGATTGAGATGGAACGCGAAGAGTCCTCACTGATTCGCAAGGGACCGTGCGATGCGTGCGGCTCTAGCGATGCAAATGCCCTGTACTCAGATGGCCATACGACCTGTTACTCGTGTGGTCACTATGAACGTGGGGATGGAACTGTACCTACAAGAGGAAGAAAGAAAGTGGCTGCAAATCTGGACGAGTACTCCAATGCCGAAGTTCAAGGCATCCCTCCGCGTCTGATCAGTGAGGAAACCTGCCGCCAATTCGGTGTTCGTATCGGCCAGTACGCAGGTAAGAAGGTCCACATGTACCCGTACATCAAAGACGGTGAAGTGGTGGCCTGTAAGGTCCGTGATGCCAACAAGGAATTCTCCTTCATTGGTGACGCGGCGAAGCCCCCTATGTTCGGTCAGAACCTGTGGGACAAGGGTAAGAAGATCGTCGTCACCGAAGGCGAGATCGACTGCTTGACCGTATCACAGCTACAGGGTGGCAAGTGGCCGGTGGTGTCCGTTCCTAACGGTGCCAAGAGTGCCAAGAAGGACATGGCGAGGCAGATGGAGTTCTTCGAGAAGTTCGAAGAGATCGTCATCATGTTCGACATGGACGAACCCGGGCGGGAAGCAGCGAAAGCGGTGGCAGAACTGTTCCCCCCGGGCAAGGCTAAGATCGCCTCCCTTCCCCTGAAGGATCCCAATGATTGCCTTAAGGCCAACAAGGGCCAAGAGGTCATCCAGGCTATCTGGAATGCAAAGGCGTATAGGCCCGATGGGATCGTAGGTATCTCTGACCTTTACGATGAACTGGACCGTGAGATCGAGAAGGGTCTCCCGTGGTTCCTCCCGAAGTTGACCGAGTTGACCCATGGTCGCCGTTGGGGTGAGGTCTACGGTTGGGGTGCTGGTACTGGCATTGGCAAGACAGATGTCTTCACACAGCAGATTGCTTTCGATGTGACCGAGTTGAACCAGAAGGTCGGACTGATCTTCCTGGAGCAACAGCCCAAGGAAACCGCAGCACGCGTAGCTGGCAAGGTGAAGGGCAAGAGGTTCCATGTTCCCGATGCCAATTGGACCCGTGAGGAACGCCTCGGGGCCGTTAAGGAACTCGAGGGCAAGGTGTTCTTATACGATAGCTTTGGGGAGACCGCATGGGACGTTGTGGCAGCCAAGATCCGATACATGGCACACGCCGAGGAAGTCCGCATCTTCTATGTGGATCACTTGACAGCCATGGCAGACACCGCAGATGAGCGTGGCAGTCTCGAGCAGATCATGAAGGAGATGGCAGGGCTGGCTCAGGAGCTACGAGTCATCATTCATTTCATCTCGCACCTTAGTACACCTGAGGGCAAGAGCCATGAAGAAGGTGGCCATGTGTCCATCAAGCATTTCAAGGGAGCACGAGCAATCGGCTTCTGGAGCTTCTTTATGTTCGGACTCGAGCGAAATCAACAGGCTGAGGATGAAGAGGAACGCAGCACGACAACCCTTCGAGTACTGAAGGACCGCTATACGGGCCAAGCTACCGGCGCCCTGATTCGCCTTGGGTACGACAGGATCACTGGTCGGCTCTATGACAAGCAAAGTGACTTCACGCCTGAGGCTGACCCTGAGGCTTACACCTTTTAAAGAGAGAGAGAGAAATGATCAACGAACACGATATCGCAGACTTCCAAGAGGAAGAAAACCCGTACCTGTTGGCTGAGTTCCATTCGTCCACTTGCAACGGACCAGCACAGACGAAGATCGAGAAAGGCTACTTCAATGAGGCCGCCCTGTGTATCACGCAGGACAACCTTGGCTCCCGTAGCTTCGAGAACGACGAGGACATGGTGGTCCTTGACCGTCTCGCACAGCACACGCTCTACATCATCCTGAAGGCACGCTTCGAGGAGCATGCAGATGCCCGGTGATCTCCTTCAACTGATCGCCATCCTGCTTGGGTGCCTCGGGATCGTAGCGGCCTTCGTGGGTCTCATCCATTACTACGCTGACCTTCTGGACAAGGCTTTCAACGTCGACGAGTACCTCGAAGACCCTGACATCAAATAAAGGAACTGTATGCGCGTGCTGGTCGCTTGTGAGTATAGCGGCGCAGTGCGGGATGCTTTCAGGGCCTTAGGCCACGAAGCCATGAGTTGTGACCTTCTGCCTACCGAGGTCGAAGGCCCTCACTATCAAGGGGATGTCAAAGACATTATCAATGATGGATGGGACCTCATGGTC